ATTTTCCAATTTCTTTTTATTAGCCCAAATTGACATCTCTTCAAAGTCAGCATTTGGAACACTTGTTCTACCACTTTGGCTTTTTAAACAGTAATAGTATTTTTGATTAGCTGAAAAATAGTAAACATTTCCTTCAACTGCTTGGTCTACTGGAAATTGCCCATTATTTTTTCCTAAAAGTCCATTTAAATTTTGAATTAATTGACCTTCTTTTGTATTTAAACTTTTATATAAATATTCCCATGTAATTGGAATTAATTGTTCATCTGGTGTTCCTAAAGAATTCCAACTTCTATTTCCACCAATATTTTTATACCAATGTCCATTATCAGCTAGATACTGTTTATTTTCTTCTAAGTTACTTCTTCCTTTTAAAGTACCTACTGCTATAATTCCTGTTTCAGTGTAAACTTGATTTGCTATATCTCTTGTTAAATAAATAACACCATCTCTTACATATATTTCAGCTTCTACATCACTAGAAATTGCCATGTATATATCTTGTATAGATTCATATGTTTTTCCTAATCTATTATTTGGAAAAGTGTCAGCTGATATAGCAGTTGTATAAGAATAAAGAACTTCTGATACATCATTTTCTATTTTTGCATAAACTCCAAACTCTTCTGTTTGGAACGATTGATCTACATTTTGATTTGATATTTGTACTGTTAAAACAGCAGTACCATTATCATTTCTTATATTCATCACATTTAAATCTAGCTTTTTATTTTTTAATTCAGTAACTTCTCTTAAGTTTCCTGAATGTTTCTGATCTCCAAATGCAGCTTTAGTAAATATAACTTTTCCTTCTCCTGCTAATGCTCTTGCTAAAAGATTTCTTCCAGCATTTGTTATTATGTGACTATTAAATTCAGCCATTGTTAACACCCCTTTTTTCTAAAATATATTTTCCAGTTTTACTTACTAAATTTAAATTATTAAGATAAAAATAGTCTTGCTGTGGATATAAAATTACTCTTGTTCCATATCTCATATGTGTTGCAACATATAAAGGTGATATGGAATTATTTTTGAAAGTAATTCCTGTTAAATGTTGTGATTTCTTTTTAGTTTTTTCAACTCTATCTATCATAATATTTAAATTACTTTTAGTTGTTCCCATAATTTCTATTTTAAAAGTTCCATTATCTCCATTAAACTCAGGAAATTCTAATATATTAGCTTTTTCATAGAAGATATTTAAGACATCTTGAATAGCTTTATTTGTTCCCTTTATTGAATGGATTTGGAAAGATAATTTACAAGCTTTTCTTTTTTCTTCTATAGACATAGAGAAATCATAAAAATCAACACTTAATTCTTTTGCAACTAGGTCAATTTCTTTTTCTTCCATTGTGTCTATTCTTTCAAGAAACTCTAAATATTCTATATTAGCAACAATATGCTTAGATATAAGTGCATCTATTACAGTTAAAACTATTTTATACTGTTTATCATCTCTTAAAATGTCAGGAGCAAGGTCTCTTATATTTGTAACATCATATATAAAATTTTGCTCTTTCATCTTGATTCTGCTCCTTTATATGAAATTGTTATAGTTCCACATTTTGCTAAATGGAACTTTTGTCCTATATAAGTTTGAGGTGATTTTATTTCAACTCTTCTTATCCCTTCCACATTTTTAGAAATATCTATAATATCTTGTAAATTTATGCTTTCTCCCATTTTAAAGGATTTAGTATATTGTTCTAATGAGCTTCTTAATTCTTTTTCTATTTCTGATTTCGATACTAACGAATTATCGTATACCCAGTAATCTAAATCAATATTATAATTGTGAAAAACTGGATCTTTTATTTCTAACTGGTCATTTAAAACTTTTATATTTTTGTTTTCAGTTATATAATTCTTTATTTTCTGTTTTTCTTCTTGTGAGAGATGTTCTAGTCCATTAACAACATAAATATCAATATAATTAGGTCTAGGACTGTTTATAAATACATCTGTAACAAGATTTGATGATTTCTTAACCCAATATTCATACGAACCTTCTGAACCACCTGTAGTAAATGATTCTGGAATAAGCTCTAATCTTTTTCTATATTCATCGTCATTTTCTTCTTCTCTACCACCTGTTACATCAGTTATATTAGTTATTTCTTTTATATACTCATATCTATCAACTATTTCTTTAATGTCTCCAGCTAGTATTTTCCCTAGTTCTCCAGCAATTTCAGCTACAGCTATAACATCAACATAAGTCTGCCCTTGTTTTATTTTATATTCTTGCTCTGTATAGAACATATAATTCTTATAGAGAAACCTTGTACCTTTGGCTATAATTACATCTTTTGCTACAATTGATGATATATGACATCTAATTGTAGTTCTTGCTTTATTTGCTTTTAATCTAATACCTCTTTCACCATAGAAATTTCCTTTTAAATCTAGTCTTTCTTCTCTTGAATATTTCAAGAAGTTTTGCTTTGCTACATCATTCATATTAGCTTTTATATTTGCTAATAGTGCTGCAACCGTTGAGTATAAATATGCTTCTTTTGTACATAACTCTAATCTTTCTCCTGTAATTTCTTCATGGAATCTCAAAGCGTCAGCTAATATTGATTCAGGATTAGAGTCAATTAAATTAAATTCTTTCATCTATTTCAACCTCGCATTCAATTTCAAGACCATTTTCAGTAGCTTTGCAATTAACATTATTTAATGTAAGTCCTTTTATATATTTATTCACTTGCATTTGCAGTTCATTAAATATATTATTTTTTATAACTGTAATTGGTCTATCTATCATTCTATTATCTATCCCTAAATCTCTATGGAGTGGTACTGTTCCCCTTTTTGTATTTAATAGAACATATAATTCCATTAATTTTGGATGCTTAGGAACAATATTATTTGAAACTATCATATACCCTCCTATTAATATCCTCTTAAATCATCTTCAACTAATCCACGTAGCCATTTTTTTTCATCTTTATTTTTTGAATAAACATTAGTCTTAGATTTTTTCTTTAAAATCTTTTTATTTTTTTTAGTATTCTTTTGATTACTTCTATTATTATTGTTGTTTCTAGTATTCTCTTTATTTTCTGTTGTTAAGTTATTCGTTGTAGGTAATAGAAGTCTATCTAACTTTGGTATATATTCTTTTAAGGTTAAAGAACAATTTACAACTTCTAGCTCTCCATTTGAATTTGTACTTTTTATTCCTTGTTTAAAATCTATTAAAATAAATCCATATTTTGACAAAGGTTTATTTCCTAAAATAAGTGGATAATATTCACCATTTTCACATATTTTTTCTAATTTTAGTAAAGCATCATTTATATCTGTTAATGTATAAACTAACTTTATATTTAAAGAAATAGATCTTAAATTTCTATGAATAAATTCTGTATAAGGAGCTTCTCCAAGATTATCATGTTCTTCAATTTTTGATGATATTGTTAAATCAATCCCTTCAGGAGTTAAAACATTTCCACGATTTACTTGAAAAATAATGTCTCCATAACTTCCTAGATTACTTGAGAAATTTAAGTTAGTAAAATTATTTAAGAAATCTTTTGTTAATCTACTTAGTACATTCATTTCTTACTCATCTCCTTATAATCAATAGATTGAACATCTAATTTCCCATTTTTTAATGTAGCTTTTTCAGTTTCAAAACCTTTTTTAGCTGACATTCCACCACTAATTGTTACATTTTGAGTCACTGTCATATTTTTTTCTATTGTAGTATCTCCAGTTATAATAACTTCACTATCTATTTTTGTTAAAGTTCCTTTTAATTCAATATTTCCATCTTCCTTGATTGTAAGGCTTGATCCTTGATAATCAATTTTGTATTCATCTTCTTGAGAATTACTTATATTTTCATCAGAAAAATAGCTTCCAATTATAAATCCTCTTTCAGTGTCATCTCCTAGAAATATACAAAATACTGGAGTATTAACTTTTGGAATAGAAGTTATTTTATTTCCTAATGTTACTGGAGATAGAATTTGAAGTCCTTCTGTTATTTGGTTATTATATTCAGGAAGTTTTACAGTAGCAGTATAATCAGCTGTATTAATACTTTGTATAATTCCTACTGTTCCTTTTAATGCTGAAATCATTTTTCTTTCTCCTCTTTCATATCTTTTTTAATTTTATACATCTCAATAGATGTTATAAATTTTGGAAAATTATGTTGAAGTCTAGTCACAACATAATTTCCTGAAAACTCTCCAGCATCAGATAATGAAATAATACAACCACTGAATAATTCCTTACATCCTATAATTTTTAAACTAGCTTCTATCTCTCTTTTATTTATATTTTCAAGAGTTTTTTTTGCTAATTTTTTTAAATCTCCACTTTTTGCCCTGGATTTTATAGAATAAATTTTTTTATAATTATCTGATTTTTGTCCAGTTTCTAATTCTTGCTTTGTTATAATAACCTTTTCTTCTTTTTGTTTTTTAGTATCAAAGTATTTTACTTCTATTGCATCATAAATATCATTTGATTTATCCTTTATTTCAAACTCTTCAACATTATCTAAACTAATACTTAATAATGCTGTATTTTCTGATAATATTTCTTCTTCAAATAATATAAGGATTCCACTAGATATTTTTAGTTTTACTCCTTCTTCTTGTGCAATTTTATTTAAAAAAGAGAAATCTTCTTCTTCTTCTTGTTTTATATTTTTTAATGTTATATTTTCTTTAACTTTATAAAAATACTTTAACTTGTATCTATCAGCAAATTCTTTTCCAAGTGCTTCTAAAGAAATATTAGCCCATATTTTAGACCTTTTTGCATCTCTTGAACTAAGTGGTGCAGATATTCCTTTAAATGTTGCAGTTTTTCTATTAAATTGCCTTATATCTATATTAAAAATTCCTATGTCACTGTGGCTTTCTCCTTCAAATTCACTATTCCAATTTAAAGTTTTTATTCCTATTTTTGCTTCTGTTCCTTTTGGAATAGCCCAGTTTGTTGTTAGAAATCTATTGTTTTCATTGTTAAGCTTTATTATTATTTCATCTAATGTACCTTCCAAGTTGTCCACAATTTCCATATCAACTATATGTTTTAACATTTCTTCAGTTACATCTTTATTGTTTATAAAAAAGGTAGGAGAGGCTCTCCTAACTAAATTTGAACTAGCCATGGAGCAACACCTCTCTTTTTATCTTCTTTTATTTCAGGAATAGAAAGTTCAACTCCTGCTGGAAAGATAACTATTTCAGAAAGTTCAATATTTTCTTCTAATAGTTCTTGCATAAGATTTTCATTACCAAAAAGTTTAAAGGCAATTAGATCCCATGTATCTCCAGCTTCTGTTTTATAAACTTGTTCTTGCATAAGTTTCTCTTTCCTCCTTCATTTTTTCTAGTTGCCTTTTAAGTTCATTCAAACTTTCTTGCAACTTTTCTATAATACTATTTTCAGTATCTTTTGATACTCCAGTAAAATTAAAAGTATTATTTATTTGATAAGTAACATTTGTTTCTTTAGAACTATTCTCTGATTGATTACTTTGAGTTGCACTATGTAATCTATTTCTTAAGCTTCCAAATATACTTTCATTTTCATCTTTTGTTAGGACTCTTTCTCCCTTATGAAGTTCAGCAATGTAACCATCAAATGGTACATAATTTAGTCCATTAGCATGACTTCCATTTACTTTTGCTATATTTTCTTTTTCTCCAACTAAGTATTTAACTCCTGGAATTTTTCTTGCAAAGTCTAAAACCTTTTCTTTTGCTCCAGCAATAGCTTCTGACATATATTCAAAAGGTTTTGCAAAGAAAGATTTTATCTGTTCAGCAAGATTTTTAATAGTATTTTTAAAAGATTCAAATATTGATGAAATTTTATTTTTTATTAGATCCCAATTTTCATGAACAACAGTTCCTAATTTTATAAATATTCCTATCGGACCTAATAATAAGAAACCAAAGTTATTGAAAAATTGAACAGCAGTATCCCAAAGTTTTAAGAATAAATTTTTTATTCCAGTTATCACTTCACTAACTAGGTTAACTAAGAAATTTCCAATTGTTGATATAAAATTAAGAACAGTTTCTACAACTTTTTCAGGAATAGATTTTATGTATTCCCAAACACTACTTAATTTTTCTTTTATCAAATCCCAATTTTGATATATTAGTTGCCCTAATTTTATGAATATTCCTATCGGACCTAATAATAGAAATCCAAAGTTATTAAAATAAGTTTTTAGCTTATTCCAAAGCCATTTAAATAGATTAACTACTCCATCAACAACAGCTTTAAAAATACCACTTATAATAGTTCCTATACCTTTTACAGTTTCCCAAACAGCTTTAAAAAATACTTTAATTTTATCCCAATTCTTATAGATTATAAAACCAAGTAAAGCTACACCAGCTATAACTAAACTAATCGGACCACCTAGAGCAGCTATTCCAGCTTTTAATGCTGACATAATTCCACCAGCAGCCTTTACAGTTGTGAATACTTCTTTTACAGCTCCTGCAAATTTTAATACTTTTGATGTTGCAGTAAAAACTGTTACAAAAACTAAGATATTATCTATTCCAATAGTATTTAATACTTTAAAGACATTCCAAAGTACAATTCCTATATTTTTTATAGAATTTAATGCCATTTTTCCATTTTCTATAAATGATTGCCAAAACTTATTAGCTTCACTCTCATTTAGATTTCCATCAAGAACATTTGAAAGTTCATTTAACCAACTCATAACTGTATCCATTAGTTGAGTTCCACCACTAGAAAATATAGCTTTACCTATTTTTAATTTTACATCAGATATTGCCGATTGAACTAAAGCCCATTTTCCTGAATCACTATCAAGAATTGTTTGAGCCATTTCTTTTGCTTTTCCTGTTGCATTTTCATTTTCTTTTGCAAACTCAGCTAAGGCATCTGCTCCTTCGTACATAACTCCATTGACTTCTTTTGTTGCAGTCAATAATTTATTCATAGCTAAACTACCTTGGTCACCAAATAAGTCTTTTAAGAATGCTTGTTTGTCTATTCCACTCATTTTTGTAACTTTCTCAAGTTGTCTGACAAAATCAACAAGTCCTATAAACTCCCCTTTTGCATCCTTGACATTAACTCCTAATTTTTGTAATTTCTTTTGTACCCCAGCATCTGCTATTTTTGAGAATGCCTGTTTCAAATCTCTACCAGCTTGTCCTGATTTTATAGCTTGGTCTCCCATTAAACCAATTGCAGCTGATGTAGTTGATAAATCTATATTCAAGTTGCTAGCTGATGAAGATACATATTTGAATGCTTCTCCTAGCATTTGGATATTAGTATTACTTCTTGACATTGTATTGGCTAAAATATCTGAAGCATGTCCAACATCATCAATTCCAATTTTGAAAGCAGTCATGTTATCTGATATCATATCTGATATCATTATAAAATCTTCTCCTGATGCTGTTGCTAAGTCAAAAATAGGTGGTATTGCTGAAATTATTTCTTTTGGTTTAAAGCCAGCTAAGGCGAACTTCTCCATTCCAGCTGCAGCTTCTTCAGATGTAAATATTGTTGTTTTTCCAACTTCCATAGCTTTCTTTTTTAAAGCTTCATATTCTTGTGTTGTAGCTCCTGTTAAAGCCTTAACTTTAATCATTTGCTTATCAAATTCTAAATACTCTTTAGCTGATGAAGTTCCTATTCCAATTGCAGCACCAACTGTTGCAACTGCTGCAACTTTTATTCCAGTTTTTACCTTATCTTTTGCACCTTTTAAAAAACCTTGACTCTTAGCAACTATTTTTTGTTGAGCTATTAATTCCTTTTCTTTTCTTATTGTTTGGTCTATTTCATTTTGTAGGTTATCAAAAGGTATTTTTAATTTCTTAAGTTCCATTCCATATTTTTGGAATGATTTATATTGTGATTTTATAGTAGTTTCTAAGGCTTTAGCTTTTTTAGTTAAGCTTTCGTATTTCTTTTTTTCAGCTTCTGTTAGATTAACATTTCTCTTTTTAATCTCATCTAAAGCTTTTAATTCATTTTTAAGTTTTCTATATTTAGCAACATTAGCTGTTATTTCTTTATTTAATTCTTTTTGAGCTTTTAAAGTTTTTTGAGCCTTTTCCATTTTTTGTCTTTCAGCTCTTAAGTTCTTAACTTCATTAGCTAATTTTTTTAAATTTCCAGGTAGTGATTTATCTATAAGCCCTTGTACTTTCATAATCAAATCCATTTTCTTTGCCAAGAATATCACCCCCTTCTTTGTATGGTTTCTTCTACTGTTTTTATCAATTCTTTTATTCTATATATATCACAACCCATTAAGTATGAGTATGAAATATTCATATTTACACCTAATGGATTGTTTAATTCTACTATTAATTCATCTAAGAGTTTTGATTGCTCTCTTTCAAGATCTTCTATTAATCTTCCTGCAAAAAATCTCTAACTTCATCTCTTATTTTTGCAAAATCTTTATAAGAAAGTTTTAAGAAAGTTGTATATTTATACTTTGATACATATTCTGCAACAAGCATATAATAAAAATCATCAAGTTCTTCCACAAGAGCTGCTGTTTTTTTTCTTAATTTTCCATAATTTTTCTTTATTTCAATTATTGAATTTCCTGTCAATTTTCCAAAATCAAAAATAAACTCCCTACCATCAGAAATTTTAACTTTTCTAATTAATCCTTTTTCTTTTTCTTCTTCTTCTCCATCTATTTCTTCATCAATTTCTGTTTCAATTACTCCATTTTTTCTATTTAATTCTTCATTTGCTTCTCTTAATTCTTCTTTAAATTTTTCCATTTTTTCCTCCTAAGATAAGATACTTCTTACTTTTTCATATAAATCTTTACCATTTACAATAGCTACTTTGTTATATACATCAATTTCATGTATAACTTTTCCATCTATTTCTTCTTTGTAATAAGTTAGAGATAATTCTACTTCTGTTTCATTTTTTACAGCTTTTCCTAAGTCTCCACCACCTGTTTTAATTCTTTTTCCTTTAAAAGAATAACTTGCTTCTATTTCATCATTTTCATGAGTTTCTGAATTTTCAACTAGTATTGCTGCTTTAGCTGTTAAATTGACATTGCTTCCATATTCAAACATTATGTCTTTACTTCTGTTTATAAATTTTAGTTGCAATTTCATAGCATTAAATGCTGTTGGAATAGGTTCATCATGTTCTATTACACCTAACCCACTTATAGTCTCTGTTTTATGCTCTATATCAGGTAAAGTAATATTTGCTATCCCTACTAATTCATCTGTTCCATTTAATCTTATAATTGCATCTTCAATTATTGTTGATCTAATCATTTAATCCTCCTATCTTTGAAATAATAATTTTAAATATTTTGAATCATATTCTAATCTAAATTCTAAACTTTCTCCTGGAATGATTGCTCCTAGATAGATATGCCATTTGAATTTTCCTGCTATCATATCTTGTTCAGAGTTTTCTTCAGGTTTAAATTCAACTCTTCCACCAAGTAACTTATTATCATTTTTCAAAGAATTTAGCCAAACATTTATATTAGTTTCTATACTCTTAGCTTGAGAAGGTGTCATTCCTTTATCAACTTCAATAGTATTATTTAACATTATTGTATTTCCAATATATTTAAACATTCTCTTAACTGGTATCCAAACATCTTTTGGATCTGTTTCTCCACCAGGTTGGAATACAGATGTTCTATTACCCCAGAATACAGTTCCATTTGGTTGTCTTATTATTGTAGAAATTCCATTTTCATTTAATAGATTAGCTTCAGCTTCATCTAAATTAACTTTTTTAAATGTATTTCCTTCATAATATCCAATTCCTTGCATTTTTATATTTTTATTTGAAGGACTTTCACAAGGAACTCCATCAAATTGTGCATCTATAGATTGCATATGTAATGCCATTACTGTTGAGAAGTGGAATACTTCATCTTCTATATATGGACAACCCCAAGTTATTGCTTGGTCAGCATCTATATAATTTTTTTCTTTTTTAAATGCTATAACTTCTCCATATTTTGTAGTATTAGGCATTTCAGGAATTGACATAGATGCCCATTTGTCATTTATAACAGCTGATTTAGCATCTAATGCTACTCTTATTTTTGCTGTTGAAAAATCAGGAGCAACTACACAACTAGGTATCATTGAATATTTAGGGAATATTTCCTTTAAACATTCAAGTCCTTTTGCTTCTAATGTTTGTGGATCTATACTTCCAATTACATCAGTTTCTTTTAATTTGCTAACATCTAAGAAATTATATGAAACATCTATTTTTTTAATTGCTGTTTCTGTTTTTGCTAATGTAACAGTTAATTTTCCTTCATCATCAAATGAACAAGTATATTTTTCTTTTTGAACTACTACTGATGTTTCATTGTTTTTAACAACCAAATTTTCATCATTTATAATTCCAGTTTTTGCAAGAGTTGCTTTAAAGTCTTTTACAACAACTCCTTCCTCAGTATGTGCAGTTTTATGTTCACTAGGATTTAAAACATTTATAACAACAATAGGTTTTACGTTAAATACATTGAAAGCTAAATATAATGCTTCATTTATAGTAAATCCTTTTATGTTATTTGTACTTCCAAAATATGTTGCTGCATCTTTTGCATTTTGTATAAGAACAGGTTTATTAACACAGCTCATATCTCCCATATTAATAGTACCTGTTCCAACTATTACAGTTGGAGTTTGAGTTTCTACAAATATTTTTAACCCTGAAGGCATTTCCTTATAACTTGTACCATGTTGAAATTTACCCATTTTTCCTCCTATTTATCTTCACTATATTTATCTAAATCTATGAAATTTTCTTTTATTTCTTCATAGTTAGACATGCCATTTTCTATTTTATTTAATTGTTCAGAAGTATAAAAACCTTTATACTTTAAAATAAAACCATCTTTGGTTATTTCTTCACCAATATAAATATAAGTTTTATCCTCTTTTATTTCTGCTTTTATTTCAGTAGTTACTTGATTTTGAGTAACTACTTCTGTATTAGTAGTTTCATTGTTTACATTTGTTTCTGTACTATTTGTATTTTCAGCTACTACTGCTTTATCTTTTTCTTTATCTTTTTCGTTTTTTAATCCTGCCATTTTTCCTCCTTTTCTTTTGAAATTCCTTTTTCACTTTCTTCAAGATATGCTGTATGTGGAACACTTGGAATATTTAATTGTAAAAGAATGTCATAAACCCAATAATCTCCACCTGTAATTTCTTCATTTAAGTAAGATTCTATGTTTTCTAAATCTATTGAATAACTAAATCCATCTTTTTTTTGAGTTGCTGATGAATATTTAGTAAAATAAGCTATTAAATATTCAGCTATCCCAGCTATTTCATAAAAGCCTTCTTCATAATCCTTATTTTCTGTTCCTAATCTAATTAGAAATGTAGCAACTTTAGTAGTAAATCCACCTTTTGCTTTTTGAATTGATTTAACTGGTCTTATAATAACAAAAGGAAATTTATTTTCTTTATTAGTTGCATTTTTTATCCTATTTTCGAGATTTTCAGGCTGAATATAACTTCTATAAAAGTTGAATTTTTCTATTTTAGCTTCTTCAAATGCTTTTTTTATTGCACTTTCTAATGCTAAACTATTTTTTTTTAATGGATTTATTCTCTCCATATGGCATCTATCCTTTCTTCTAAAACTTTTGAAAAGATATTTTGAATTTCTTCATAGATCTTCTCATTATCTATTTGTAACCCCATATTTCTCACAGATAAAGATGTTGCTAATGTTATTTTATGCCTTTCTTTTCCTACTCTAAACATAAGCCTAGGACTTCCTTTTTTCCAAAAAGCCCAGAATAAAGTTTTCCAAGTCATTTCAGGTCTTGGCTTAACTATTTTGGTTTTTATATACTGCTCACTTTTTCCAGGATTAGGCTTAGATATTGCAAATTCTGAAATCTTATTTCTTTTTGTACTCCCTAAAAGAACTCCATCTGTAGATGTTATTTGCGATTTTAAAGTATTAGAATCTAAACTTTGCTTTAAAGAATATCTAGATTTTATAAACTTCTTTTCTTCTTTTTTAGCATAATTTAGAGCTTTTCTTAATGCTTCCTTTACAATTTTATTATCCATTCCTGAAAATTCTTTTCCAATTTTTTCTAGTTTTTTTAAACTCTCTTCAGATATTTCAAGTGTGTACATTCTTATCCCTCATACTTTTGAACATATATATGTATCATTCCATGCCTTTTTTCTACATCATAGACATAGTAAGAAACATCATCAATAGTAATATTTTCTCCTACTTCAATAGATATAGAAGATGGTAAGTCTCCAGTTTTAATAGAGACTTTTAAACCATTTCTTACTAAAATACTTGAATCAAGACTTTCTTTAAATTTTCCTGTCATTTTAGGATTATTTTGAACTTTTGTTATTACTGCTTTTAATCTTATCCCTGATAGGTCAATTTTTTCTGCAAAATCTGTAAAAAAAGTTTTTTCAACATCAGCTTTGAAAGTATTATTCATTTTTCTTACCTTTTTTGTTAACTGGAGTAGGTTCTTTTACTGCTCCAACAACAGCTTCAGTTTCTTCTTTTATTTCTTCAGTCACTTCTGTTGTTGCTTCTATTTCGTTATTAGCGAACATTGCAGCATTTAAATCTATTAATCTTTGTGTTTCCATCTCATCTATTTCAAACTCTTCTCCAGGTTTATACAGAATTTCTCTAACTCTTATATTTTTTTTTGCTATCATTTTTTCCATCAACAATCACTCCTTATAAAACAGTTGCAATGAACCAAGATTTTACATCTTCACGAGGCATACATAATGGTCTTGAGAAATATTGTAACTCTTCATCTTCACTATAATCTGGATACCATTTTCTTATAGCTTCCTTTTTAACAAGAAGTTGAGCAGGTTTTCCTTGTTCTGTTCTTAAAGTCATTGCAGCATATTTAAATGCAAAGCTTTTAGCTTTTACTCCTATACAAGTTTTAGCTGGAACAACTTGTTCTTCATTTCCAGTTTCCATATCTTGATACCAGTCAACAAAAGAAAATATTGTTATTCCTAATGTAGGTAAATATGCTATTTCTTTTCTACCATCATCAGTTTCAGTTTTAGAATCATTCACACGAACATAATTAGCATGTCTTGTATTTAGATATTCCTTAACCTTTTCATTTTTTAGAAATGCTCCAGCAACATCAGGAGAGAATATTACTGTATCTATTACAACTCCAGTTTGTTTTTGAATTTCTGTTTGTTTTTTTTCTAGGTAATCAATAGGATTACAATTTGGATTACTGAATAGGTCATTTCCTGTAAGAACTTCTGAATTTATATCTCCATATTTAACACCTTCTGTTCCTGATTCCATAGGACAAACTCCAGTTTTTAAAGTTTCTATTAACATCCATTGTCTTGTTCTGAATGCTATATTTTTAAATTCTTTCATAGAATCTGCTAGCATTTGTTTTCCAACTGCTTGTGGATCAGCATAAGGAGTTTGTCCAAATTGTTGTTCAAAAACTGCTTCTGCTTCATTGACTGTTTGTAATTTTATCCAAGCTGGTTTAACTCTTTGTACTGCAAAAGAGTCTTTAACTATAAATATTCCTTGTTGTCTTTTTCCAACTAAAGGTGCTTTCTTTCTTCCAGCTTCTTTAGTATGTATTTCTAACTCTTGTACTTTTTCAGCCTTTTCTTCTCCTACTAATAAGTTATATAGAAAATTTTTAGGTGTTTTTGTTTGTTCAATTATTGCTGTTAATGCGATTAATCCAAATATTTTTGATGACATATATCCTCCCTTTTTACCCAATCATTATCAAAAGTTTTCTTGCTGCTCTTTTTACTTCAGCTTTATCTTTACCATTAAAATCTACATACTTTTCATTAAAAGAACCTGTTAAATATATAGTGCTTTTCTTATTATTACTATCAGCTTTAAAATCATCTGTTACTACACCATATATTTCAGCTGCAGTAGCCAGTTTTTTAACTTTTCCAGCTGTTGTTAGTTCTACCAAATCTCCCATTTTATATTCTCCAGCTTCAAATTCTACTTTCTCTGTATAAAATGGAAATTGTAAATCTCTTTTTAAATTACTTGTTTCATGTATTTCTTTATTCATAGTTCCTCCTATTCTTGATTTGCAATATTCACAATATCAGCTATTAAATTTTTTGTATCATCAGTTTGTCCAGGTGCTCTATTATCTATTTCTTTACTTTCTTTTCTTCTGATATCTAAAATATCAGCTGGATTTTTATTTTCAGGAACTTTTTCAGTTTCTTCCGTATTTGCATTATTTTCAATAAATTTTGCTAATACATTTTCAACTATTTCAGCTCTTGTTTTTCCAGATGATTTAGCTTCATCTATAATGTCTTTACATTTACCTTTTGTTTGGACATCAAGTGCATCTAAATCATTGATTCTTGCTCTTTCTTGTGCTATAGCCTCCTTTCTGATATCTTCTACTAATTCTTTATTTTGAGCTTCTAGCTCCTGCATGTTTTTTGCTCCCATGCTCTCTCCTCCTTTTTTTTCAGTGTTTCCACTGTTGATGACTTGTTTAGGTTTTATTTTAAAGTTTTCCAAGTTTGAAAATTCAGAATTTTTTACATCAAATACAATTTCTTCTGTTGCAAATCCTTTTTCAATAGCTTGTTTAGCTGTAAAATAAGTTGTTGTATCCATTAAATTAGATATTTCTTCTCTACTTAAATGAGATTTTGTAACATAAGCATTAATGATAGTTTCTTTCATAATGTCTAAAATGTTTGCAGTTTTTCTCATTTCTTCTGCATCTCCAGCCAGAGCTGTAATTGGATTATGTATCATCATAGTTGCTACAGGACTCATAGCAATTTTATCTCCAGCCATTGCTATAACTGATGCTATTGATGAGCATTGTCCATCAATGTAAACATTTTTTACTGCCTTGTGTCTTTTTAAAGCACTATAAATTGCACATCCTTCTGTTACTGACCCTCCTGGACTGTTGATATAAAGATTTATAACATCTATATCATTTCCAAAGTTTTCAAGTTTTTTGTAAACTTGATCTGATGTTACAGTTTCATCAAACCAAGAAAATCCACCAATTTGACCATATATTTGAATGTTTAATTCATTCTTATTCTTTCTTGTTTGATTTAGTATATCCATCTAAGCCAACCTCCTTTTTCTTTTTTATTTCAATAGCTTGTTGATTTAAATTTTCATTCCAATCACTACCATTTAGTTCCATTGCTTCCCTCTCAGTTGTAGATAGTCCATGTTTAATTTTTAAAATAGAAGCATTAACTTCTTTTATAGGATCTATTTGACCTTGTGAATTTCCATACCATTCAGCTTTTAAATATGCTTTTTTCATAATTGGATTTTCTAAAAATCCAGGTAAATTTATATATCCTTTTAAAACTGCTTCTTCAATTACTTGCTCAAAAATTGGCTGACAAAATGACCTTGACATCCATTTTCTTCTCCTACGATACATCTTACCTACTTCCAAGAGTGAGGCTCTTGAAGCTGAATAACTAGCATTGAATGAAGATAGTAAAACTTCAAATGGAATTTCTAAGGCTGTTCCTATCTGCTTTAATTGGGCATTAAAGAACATTTCAAATCTTGAATTTGGTCTGTTTGGATTTGCAAAAACCAAATCTTGTCCTGGTTCTAATACTCCAAAGTTCCCATAACCCATACTTAATTCAGTTCCTTCATACCTTTTCCCATATCCATTAGGTTTTTGGAATATTCCTTCTCCAACGCCACCTATTTTTCCAGTATTTCCTGTATTATTATCTTGTTTTATAAAGGCAGTAAACATTGCACTAACAACTGCATTCATAAGTTCAGCATTGGAAAATCTTGAAAGTTGAGATAATGTTTCAAGAGCTGGTGCAAGAAGTGGTACTCCTCTTACCTGCCCTATTCTTTCTTTTTCCATTAGTTTTAATATTTGCTTTCTTCCAGTAGAGTCAAATACTGGTATTCTAGTATATTGATAATGCTTATCTCTGAAATGATATGCTTTTATAACTCCCTTTTCATCAGTTTCTACTCCTTCATACAAATAGTCATTACTTTCTTGTGCCTCACAATAATATGAATCTAAGAACTGTACTTTTAAATCAAATAGTTCATTTTGTCTTTGGTGATATGGAAGATTGACAAAACATTCTCCATCCATTAAGTAAGTAATCATTGCTAAATCTTGTAGTTGATTAAATGTTAAATCCCCTTGAATATCACATTCTGTGCTATCAGCCCATAAAGTCCAGATATTTTCAATTTCTTTTTGTATTCTTTCAACTTCATCCGTAGAAAGATTTAGTAAAGAATTATTAATTCTACTTTTTAGTTTTAATCCATCTCCAATAACATTAGTTCTTATTTTGAGAATAGCTCCTCTTGAAATGGGATTTCCCATAAAAAGCTGTCTTGACCTTGCCATTAGGATTTCTTTGTTATCTTCAATGTCATCTTTTGTAGTATCTAAGGAATTGTACATTCCCTTAAATGCTATTTTTGTTGTACTAGCACCAGATTGACTATAATTGAGAAATTCTCTTTGTTGCCTCATAGCTTCTATTTGGTATTTTAGTTTTTCAGTTTTTAGTTCCTGGTTTAATTTATTTATCTTAGCTTTTCTCATACCTTCTCCTAAAACTCATGAGGAACTATTTGGAGAAATCTTATTCCTTCTCCTGTTCCACTCTCTATTTGAGCCTTTTTATTTTCCCACCAAATACGACCTTTTCTAATTTTTTCTAAATCTGCTCTTTTTAAATTTTGTCCATCTATTGTATATTCTTGACCTTTTAAAACTGCTTCTTCGGCTTCTAAATATAATCTTATATATCTTTCACATTCCTGAGCTGTTATTTTTGTATCAAGAATTTCATTTACTTTTTTCTGATAATGCTCTTTTAGTTCTTCTAATTTTTTCATATCATCTGGATTTGATTTTAAAAATTTAACTCCAGCTACCCAAGCATAACCATATAAGATAAGATCTTCTTCAGCTTCTTCTATTTCTAATAGTTTACTTTCAAAACTAGCTACATTTCTCATACTTCAACTCCTTTTTTATCGATGTTTATTTCTTTTTTCTTTTGTTCTAAGAATCCTTTAATTGATAATTCTAATAAATCTGCTCTACTAAGATTTACCAAATTTTCAGGTTCTATTCTAAATATATAAAATGGAACTGTTGCATAGCACTTACAGTCAAAGCCTTCATTTCTTGTTTGGATTTTCTTCCAAACTACTTTCCGATTTTCCTGAACTTTTATTTCAGCAGTTAAAGATTTGAAATATTCTAAATCATATCCTTTGCCATATTCTCCATTGAAATGGCAGTATCCCTCTTCATTGATTCTTGCATCTAATCTTCCAGAAACTATATCTTTAAGAGCATTTGAACCAATTGATAATAGGTCTATTTCCTTGTTTTTTGTTTTTCTAAATCCATTATTAATTGGGACATTTTCTCCACCAAGCCCTTTAATTCCTATTATTCTTCTATATTGTCTAGGACTTACAAAGTCATAAACTTTTTGAGTATGGTGTCCTCCTGTATCAATACAAGCAGAATAAATTTTTAATTTATCTCCATTTTGATAAAAATATTCTTTATCCAAAACTTTATCCAATCTGTCCCAAATTTCTTGCTGGTTTAAATCTCCATGTAAAATTATGTATTCCATTCCCCAGCTTTCATATCCAAGACCCCAAGCATTAACATCAATAGCTATCCACTTATCTTGAATGTCTACTCCTGCTGTTAAAATCAAAGCTTTATCAGGAATATAACTATATTTTTCCCTAGTTCTCTTAATAAGTTTCTTAGGATCTAATCTTCCTGTATATTCTTGTTCAAAGGTTTCAGCTAAAACTGTATTTATAAAGGCTTTTAGCTTTTCAACATCTCCTTTAATTTCTAGCCATTCTTGAACAATAGACTCCCAATTTCTAAATGGACTTGCTAAACCATTTAAGTGATAACCTAAATTTTTTGTTCTTTCTGGATATTTATGTATCCATCTTCCAGTTTTTTCATTCCCTTTTTTCCACTCTTTTTCAGTGAATGCTTTACCACAATGAGGACAAACCATTCTTACATTACTTCCATCAGGTTCAAATTTTATATTTCCCCATTTGAAAGTCTGTTCTTTCTTACAGTTAGGACAAGGAATATACCATTCAGCTTGACTTGAATTGTTATATTCATCTTCTATTTCAGAACTTCCTTTCACTGTTGGAGTTCCTGTAATAATGTGTTTTGTAATATCATCAAATGTGGAAGTTCTCTTTTTAGCAAGAGAAATAGGACTTCCTTCATTTCCTGAACTCTTTGGATATCTATCCACTTCATCAAGAAATATATTTCTAATTGGTCTTGCAGCTAACTTTGATGGAGAATTAGCTCCAACAAAAGCTATATATCCTCCTGGAAACATTTTGTGTGTAACAGTATTTCCAGAATCTTTTTTACTAGGTTCTTTAATAATTGTGTTAAGTACAGAGTTATTTATAGCTGGTTGTATTCTCTCCTTTGAGAAACTTCTAGCCATTTCATCAGTTGGTTGAACTATTAACATTGGACAAGGATCTAAATGAGCATATCTTAAAATGGTATTGATGATTAATTCACTCTTTGCTAATTGTGCAGCCATCATCAATGTAACTTGTTTAGTCTCTCCTTTTGTTATTTTTTCATATATTTCTATCATATATGGTGTTCTTTCAACATTGAATTTACCAACTTCTTTTGCTGATGTAGTATCTAAAACTCTATATTGATTAGCCCACTCCATAATACTTACAAGTGGTGGTTGTCTCAATATTCTTAAACACTCTTTTATTAATTCCCTGGTTCTCTCATACATCTTTTGCTTTTCTCCTATTACTTGGTGGATTATAATTTGCCAGTTCTTCCAAGCAATCTATCAAAGTATTTTTTAAATAATCCAATCTATCAGCTTCTGATATTTCACTAATTTCATTATCAATTTTTACAGCTGTTGCTTGTAATTTTGCTTTAAATTTAACTAAAATATCAGTTAAAACATATTTGACATCTTCATCCAGATGATATTTATCTTGTAAAATTTCAAGTTTATACTGTTGTAGCTCTCTTTCAACTGCTTTTTTCTTATTCCTTTCATCAGTTACAGTTAAATATTTTTTTAAACTGTCTTTCAAATCAAACTGGCCATTAAAATTTTTTTCTAATACTCCACGATTTGCAAGCTCTTTAACTGTCTTTTCACTAAGTCCTAAAATTTCTGCAAGAGTTTTTTGTGTTACTAGGTTTATATCTCCATTTCTTGTTTGGTTTATAAACTCAGTTACACATTTAATAAGAGGGTAACTTCCATTTTCTGATTTATAATCCTTGAACAGTTCTCTAACCCTTCTATCAGAAATATTAAGAACTTTTGATAATTGTTTTTCATTTGCAAGTATCATAATTTCTCCATTGGCTCTAATTTACCACTCATTAAATCAGGCAAAAGTTTATCTCTTAATTCTTTCAAATATCTATTTTCTTCATTGTTGAAATAATGAAGCATCGTTTTCCAAGTTTGTAATGCAATAGTTATTGCAGAACTTAATTCTTCTTTATCTTTGTTTTCCCATTTTAGTTCTTTACTTTTTGTTAAACGAATGTAGTCTTGTTTTTCTAAAGTAATATCCAAATTTAAAACATTTTTTATAGTGTTATTAATTTCATCTATAGTTTTATCTCCGCTATTAGCATTTTCAAAGATTTCTAAAAACCCTAATTCTTTAGCCCAAACTTCATTTATTGTAAGTTTGTTTTGATTTTTTTGAGCTATAACTCTTTGTAAATCTTTTATTATATCTTCATAGCTTCTACTCTCTGATGGTTCAATTTTTATATTTATATATCTATTTGGTTGCCAAATTTCATCTTGAATTTCACTATTTTTTACATTTTTTGAAAAATTTTCTATATCTTTTTTATCTTCAATACAAGATAAAATAGTTTTTATTTGTTCATCAGAATAGGTTTTCAATACTTTTGTGTAAACTCTATTTTTAGTATGATCTTCTCCCTTTTGTTTTCTTTCTTCTTCTGTAAAAAAATCTTTACAATTTATAAAAGAAATTTCATTTGAATTATCAAAAATTAATACTGTAGTCGAAATAGATGTACTTTCAAACATAGAGTCAGGATTAACTATAACCGCTTTTATTTTATTTTTATTTCTAAAATATTTTCTTGCTTCCTTTTCTTCATTAGAACTTGTTACTCCATTTGGTAAAATAAAAGCTACTTTTCCTTTTACTCTTTCAAGCATTTTTAGAACAAATACAAAATTCATATTTTTAACAGATATTTCAGAATTATGTTCTCCTATCAAATTAAAAGGTGGATTACTTATTCCTGTAGTAAAGTTTGGATAATCAAAAAACATATTTATTTCTATTTCTGAGAATCTATTTCCTTTTGTTAGTTTGTAAACCGCTTTTCTTTTGCCAGTTAAAACATTTCCATTTATTACATAACCTTCAATATTTCTAATTTTAAGGTTAAATAATAGAAAAGGAATTAGATTAGTATCTAGTTCTTCACATACAAACTTTAAGTTTTTATTACTACACCATTTTTGAATTGTTAAAGCTCCACTTCCAGAGCACATATCATAAACCCACTCTTCAGCAGTTGATTTTGTTAATTCAGAAATAAGTTTTCCTAAGCTCTTGGGAGTAAAATCTTGTTTTTTATCTTCTCTATCTGCCATATAAAATTGCCATATTTTTTGTAGATAATCTGTTTCCAAGTCTCCATTAACTAACTCTATAAACTTTTCACAGTTAGAATTATTTACTGAATCTATTTTAAAATCTTCTAAACTACCAAAAATATCTAAAAATTTTTCTGTCAATTCTTTCAATTCCATTTTTTCTCCCATGCGTATATATAAATTTTGGAACTTGGAAGGAAATCAAAAAATTTCGTATTTGAAAAGTTCCGAGCCTCAAGCCGCACCCTCTATTAAAAAATTTTTGTCACAGTACCTTTTGATTATTCGAAGTCATCATCACTCACAGCTGTGTCATTTTCACTGTTTATTGTTGCTCTTAACTTAGCTTCATCAACTACTCTATAACCAAGCATTAAGTTAATCTCTCTTGCTGCTCCTACTGCTGCAATGAGTGGCTTGTCTTTTCGTACTCTCTTATTGATAGTATGTCCATCTGGGCCACTCTCATCAACATACTCAACTACTTCTGCCCCTTCCATTGCCATATTTATTACTTTTCCTAATTTTGATGCTATACTAAATGCCCCTAGTTCTGTATCTTGAAATAGGGCCTCTCTTAATTCCAACATTGTTTTAGCAATCTTTGGACTTCTTTCTATGTTAGCTGTCTTAGTCTTTTCACTATATCCAGCTTTAACCTTTGCCTCTTCTTTTCCAATTCCAGACATTCGGTATATAACATATTTAGTTTGTTTTTCTGTCAAGCCCTCAAAATTGCATATCTTTGCATTTTGTTTCTCATCTATTTCAGCTCTGATTTCTTTATACTTAACAAGATATCTATTAATCCAAGAGATAATAGTATTCTTGTTATATTTTGTTTTTCTTTGTATTTCATCATATAAATCTTTTTTCTTTGTACTAAACTTAGTAATTTCAAGTTTTATATATAATTCCAAAACTACTAATTGTTCTTCTTTAAAATTATCTGTTTTACTCATCTCTATACCTCACTGATTAACTCATCTTTTATGTCCTCCCACGTTCTTAGGATTTTCTTTTAAAATATCTAAATTGATTTTAGTTATCTCCATAGTCCTCCCTGTTCTAAATTGTTTTATTTTTTTGCATTATAAAAATAAATAATTATATTTTCAGTTTTAGGATTAAAGTGCATCACATAATTATCACGCGAGAAAACCATAAAAAAGTATTGATAATAAAGGGAAAAATTTTTTTGAAAGTGTGAAAATAGGAAGTTTTTTCTTCCTACTTTTTGCAAAAAAATGCCAAATGATTTTTGGTGCTACATTTGACTTTTACATTGAAAAGTATTAGATTTGCGAAGAATAGTTCGAGCCTCTCTATGTTAGAAAAAAAATCTCTTTGTGGAGATGCTCTTTGCTGTGAATGATTTAGAATGTCTTTTATTTTACTTCTATAAAAAACAATCTGCCTGTAGCATTTTGTGCTACTACTAGTAACAATATCATCAAGTATTTTATAATCAAATATCCATTCTAAATTATCTCTAACAAGAGAATCTAGATCTTGACATCTGAAATTTAAAAACTTTTCTTTTAAAACTTCTACTGATTTTTCTACTTCATCTATCAGTATTTGTCCTAAAGTTTGAGATATTGTGTTTTGTATACAATCTTTAATATTTTCTATTGTTATGTATTTTATTGAGTTAAATTCAAAATAATTTTTTATAATTTTCTTAGTTAATCTGTGTTCAAGTCTTAGGATTGCTCCCTTAACTTTCCTTGCATTTTTCTTATTGTTTTCATGTCCTTTAGAATAAAGTTTTATCTTCCAGCCTGACATTGGCTGAAAACTAAATCCTGTTGTATAAAATTTATTTTCATTTTGATTAAAGTTATAATATTGAACTTTATCTAAATCATCATATTTTCTTGTGAGTGCTTTAAAGAAATAACTCACAATATTATGAAATTTATAAAAGTTCCCAACTACTTCTTGAGTAGTAAATTCTAAATATTCATATCTTACAGCTTCAGCTGTAATTTCATAGTCTATTAAACTATTTATTAATTTTACTAGATTATTTTCTACAATTATTTTTCTAGTTTCATCTGATAATGGATAAATATTATCATCACTGAAAAATCTAGGATAAGAAAAATCTATTTTTATAGTTGTTAATCTTTTAATTTTTTTTTCTTCTAATTTTATGTAATTTATGTTTTTTTTATCTATTTTGTAATTATTTGTATGATTAGAAAGACTTTCTGAAAAACTATGAGGAAATATTATTTTAACTCTTTCCCTTACATACAAAATATCGGTTTGGACATCAATATAGATACAAGCCCTATCTAGTCCATACATTAAAATTTCACTTTGATTTCTTTATTGCAATGTGGGCAAGTTATTTCTAACTCTCTCTTTTTTAGATAAACTGTAACTCTTCTTCCTCTTGCTACTCTAATTCTTTCTTCTGTTACAGAATATAAATACTCTCCACAACTACAATAATCATGAGCTATTTCTTTATCCGAATTCTTGGCTTTGGGCATTCATACCAGCTCCTCCTTATTTTTTGATATGTAAGAATTAAATAATTTTCTTCATTATATTTTTTAGAAAGTTCTTTATAACCTTGTTTAAATGTTTTTCTATTAGAAAAAACACATTTTTCAATAACATTTTGATATTCAGTGTTATCATATACAATTTTTTCTTTTGAGATTATTTTTATTAGGTAAGTATAATCGCATTGATTAAAGTTCATAAAAATCACCTCTTGCTTCAAAAAATTTACTTTCATAAATATTTACAATGTATATCTAAATTAATTTATTAATATCATACTTATTAAAAAAAAGCAAGTTTTACTTTTGTAAATAAAAATGAAAAATTTATGATAATTTTGATTATTAGCACTTTACATATAAAAATAAAAATGGAAGATAAATTATCTTCCATTTTTTTTAATATTTTTTTATTTGAAAAAATTCTCTAAAAAAATTAATGATTTTACATCTTATATATAACCACTTAAGTTTTTTACTTTCGATAGAATCAGGTAACAGATCTATAGCAGCTTTATAATAATTAATTTGCTCTTCTAAAAATGTTGATGTATGACCTAGAATAATAAAAAATTCTTGTTCTTCTTCAGGAGACCAGTCATAATAAGGTAGATTCTCTAAAATGAAATTGTGTAATCTCATTTTATAACTTTCAAAATTCTTATTAAAATAATAATTACACATATTTTTAAAAATATTAAAAACATCATTTTTAGATAAATGCTTTTGAAAGACTGTATAGTCTCCACCAACAATTACATTATTGCTTCCAATTTCATTTTTATAGAAATTTTTTAGCATTTTATGTCCTCCTGTATAATTTTTATTTTTTCATTAAAGAATTATAAATTTTTTTTATACTTTCAGCATCTTCTTTATCAAGCATCGATAAGTCTAATATATCTTCATCAACTTCTTCATGAATTATATTATTAAACTTAGAGTTTATAATATTTCCTCCAACCATAACATTATTATCACCAAGTGTATTGTTTATAAAGTTGCTGGTATTCGTATTACTATTTTTTACAATATCATCTTCAGGAAGTAAATATCCAATAATCCAATAAAATTCTTTGTAATGAACTCTTAATGCTTTTGCTAGTTGAATTAAGTATGTTGGATTTATCCTTCTTGCTTTTCCATACATTATTTCATTTAAAGTTTTTACATTAACTCCACTTTTTTTAGCCAATTGATTAAAACCTAAATTTCTCTTTTGTCTCAACTCATCAATATAAAGTCCTAATTCTTTTATTTTTTCTTCCATATAAACCCCCTTTCTATAAGGAGATTTTACACTTTTTATTTACAAATGTAAATAAAAGTGATAAAAAACTATTGACAAAAGTAAATAGATAGCTTATATTTATATTAGTAAATATATATATTTATAAATTACAACAGGAGGACAAATGAAAGAGTTAGACATCGAGAAATTTATAAAAATTAAGTGTATTGAGCAGGATATAGGAATTACTACTCTTGCAGATAAACTACATATGTCTCACCAATTAATGTGGCATCACATAAGAAAGAAAAATAAAGAAGTCTTAAAACAAATTGAAAATATTTTAAATATTGCAGAAGATACTCTGAAAAATCTTAGAGTCCAATAGGAGGAAAATTGGAAATTCTTAGTTATGTTATTTTTATATTTTTATTTTCATTCATTTTTAATTTTTGTATATTTTTTATCTTATTATTTTTTTTAATAAAATTTTTTATTGAGTAAATTAGGAGGAACAATGTTAAAGATTATCATTTTATGTACTTTAGCTGCTTCAATTTTTAATGGACTTTTTTATTTTTTAGTTTCATTTTTTCTTTTAAAAAGAATTAAAAACCTTATAAAAAAAAGTGTAGTAACTTTTGAAAAATTACAACACTTAAAAAAAGAGGACTAACTTTACTTATCATCCTTATCAATAATTTGAGTAAGGCATATTCCAATTAAAGCAAGGATAGCATCTTTTCTATCTAAGAGCCATATTCCTGCTTTTCCAAAATGTTCTCTTATTAAAATAGAAAGTTGAATAATTTCTTCTCTTTTAAATATTAACAAAAGATAAAAAAAGATTGAAATAAGAACTACTATATCATTTTTAGATAGCATTTTATTATAATTTTTAGCATCTTTCTCAATAGAATTAAACTCATCAATGGAGGAAAAATTTTCAATATCTTCTTCTGTTAAACTTTTCTCAATATCTTCTGAAATTGAATTTAATAATTCTATTGCTTCATTTTCTTTCTTATCTTTATTAGACTCAGAAGTTAGAAAAGAAGATTGAGAAAATATTTTAAAATAATTTTTATTAATAATATTTAATTTGGCAAAAGTATTCTGTAATTCTGATATAAATTTAAAATCATAAACTGAAGCAAATTGATTATGAAAATTTGTTATTTCTAAAAGAGCTTTTTGAAGAGCAGTAACATCTATCTTTGGAATATTTGATTTTATTTTTTCTAAAATATCATAATCTATATTTTGAATTTGCTTTATTCTTTTTAAAGTTCCAACATCAATAAAAGATATTTGGGAATTAATAGAAGAAATAAATTTAAGTTGAGAATTTGATAAGTTTTTAAGGTTCTCTAATTTTATCAAATCTTCTTTTGAAAATTTATAAGACATAAAAAAATCAACTCCTTAAATAAAAATAATCTTTGAATAGCATGGTTCACAAACTGCTTCCCCAAGCATTCAACGCTTGTGGACTGTGCTACTGAAAGATTAAACTATTCTTGAGTTTCATCTGGAATATACTCAAATAAATCATTTGGTTGGCAATTGAATAATTTACATAATTTGTCAATATGAAGAGTAGGGATTCTAACTATTGTTCCATAATAATATTTATTCATAACAGTAGTAGTTATTCCAGTGGCTTCCATGACATCTTTTTGTGTCATTCTTTTCTCAGCCATTAAAATATGAATTTTAAATTTTATCATATTAAAACCTCCTTTTTAAATTTTTAATTGCTTTTAATACGATTATATACTATTAAAAGCAATTTTACAATTTTTTTAAAAATTTAAAAATTGCTTAAAACAATTTTTACACTTGACAAACAATTTAAAATATATTATTATTAGCTTATAACAATTAAAAATTGTGTAAATTAATAAAAAGATTTTTAAATTTTAGGAGAAATACATAGAATTTTAAAATAAGGAAGTGAAATGATTAAAAGTTTTTTACTTATTTGTTTCTTAATAACTATTTGTTTTTTAACTAATTTAATGCTTTATTTGATTACTTGGTATCTGCTAGGTAAGAAAATTAAAAAGTTTTTAGATGAATGTAAAGATGATTTGAAGTTATGAAGAAAATAAAAAAAAAGAGCCACCGACCAAAGTACTCTTTCTTTTTCAAAGAAGTAATTATAAAAATAATCAACTCCCTTATTGATAATAATTATAGCACAATTATTATCATATTACAAGATATTTCTATATTTCTCCAACAAAATAGGAGGAGATTTTATGAAAATAACAGAATTAGAAAAATTGATTCAAAAGTATGGAGAAAACACTAAATTCATTGAAATTAAGGAAGAACTAAAGAAATTAGGTTATCCTTGCAAGATTGCAGGTGAAGAAAATGCCTAAAAAAGTAAATTTTGTAAAAACAATTTTTGTTATTATGAATGCTGATAAAACAGTGCTTTCTGCTCATACATCAGAAGCTGAAGCAAAAAAAGAAATTGAATTAAAATATTCAATTATTCCTGAAAAATTCATTCTTGAACCATGTGGATTGAATATTGATGATAATTTTATAGAAGAAATTAAAAAGAGATTCTAAGGAGATTACAATGAAAGACTTATATTTTATAGATGAAACTACAAAAACAATCTTTGCTTTGGTGGAATTGCAAGGAAAAGTACAAATGGATTTATTAGGAATTGAAAGAATTCATTATATCAATAGAGATACTAGCAAAAATTGGTACGAAGAAACAAAAAATAAAATAATGAATTCTAAGCATCCAAAATTAATGGAAGCAATGAAAGAACTTGAAAGATTGTATAAAGGGATGAAATAAGAGCAGTTAATTTAACTGGAGAAAATAACAAGCCTGCTCGAACTTGTTAAATGTGGGTTCAAGTCCCACACTGCTCACCAGCAAATAATGAAAGGATAATATTATGAAAAGTAAAGAATATATTGAAAAGAAAGTAGAAAAACTTGAAGATTTGAGAAGACAGCTTCTAAAAGAATATCAAGATAAGTTAGATAATGGCTATGAAGATGAAGTTCTTTGGCAATATATAAGCACAAAGAACATTGAAATTTGGACTTTAAAAGATATTTTAAATGATTAATTGGAGGCTTAAATATGTATATTAAAAATAGAGAAAAATTAGAAAAAGCATTGGCTAACTTAATAAAAGAAATGATAAACCAAGAAATGATTGATGAAAATAAAAAAGAAGTAGCTGATCAATTGTTAGCTGCAAGAGAATATGAAATAAGACAAATTTGTGAAAATATAGCTGATCAATATGCTTTCATTAAAAAACCAATTTAAATACTAGGAGATTAAAAAATGTTAAATAAAGAAATTAGAGAAAAAATATTAAAAATAATGGAATTAGGACTTGAAATTAATAGTAGAGAAAAAAATACAATATTTATTCGCTTTTCAGGACATTGTGAAATTCTTGAAGTGGTTATACATAGCAAAGGTTGGGAAAATGGACTAGGAGCAGATTTTTTTAAAAATATTTATTTTACTCTTTCATCAAAAAATGAAGTTATAGAAATTTTAGATGAAATTATGGAAAAACTTGAAAAATTAAAAACAATCTAAGGCTAGTCCTTAGATAGATGGCTATAAATAATCATTATTTGTAGCTATCTATATAAAGACTAACAAATATTACAAGGAGTTGAAAACTATGTTTTTAAATGGATTACCACCATAAGATAATGCTTCTTGGACATTGGCAATTGAATATTTTTTACAGTATTTTATAGAGGAGGGAATTGTTCTATGAAATGATTGTTTTTATTCCCTTTTCTATAAAATATTATAAAAAGCTATTAAAATTTTTAAAAATACAGGAGGTAACCAAATGATAGATTTTGATTTTTTTGATAAGTATTTAGCTTCTAAAGATGAAGGGTTTATTGATTATACAGATAGAATAACTATTGAAGCTATAAACTATTTTAGAAGTAAAAAAAGAATGGAATGGGAGAGTTTGTTTAAAAAGGTTTATGATACTAAAAATCCTAATCCTTTCACAGTTGAAGTTATTTGTAATGAATGTAAAGAAATCAAAGAAGTTAAAATGGCAAAAACAGTATTATTTAAATATATTTCTGATAATCGTTATATATGTCAAGAGTGTGAAAAAGCTAGAAAAGAAAAAGCTAAAAATGAAACTGAGATATTTGATAAAAGTAAATATACAGAAAGTTATATAGCAAGTTATTTGAATCCAGATAATTCTTGGAAAGAAGGAGTAAATATAAATGAAAAGATGCACTATATCTCTGATTTTCGTATATTAGATGATATTGTTTGGAGATATATAAATTCAATGGACTATCATACTTTTTTAAAAACACCATATTGGAAAGCTATTGCTGAAAAAGTTAAATCAAGAGCAAAATATAAATGTGAATTATGTTACAGTTCAAATAATTTAGTAACACATCATAAAACATATAAAAGACATGGGTATGAGCATTTATATTGGAGAGAAGATTTAATTTGTTTATGTGATAAATGCCATGAAAAATTTCATTTTGAATAGGAGGAAATATGGCAAAATTTAGACAAATACAAACAAGTTTTTGGAGTAACACTTATATCCAAGAAGAAATGACATCAGAAGATAAATACTTCTATTTATATCTAATGACAAATGAATGCACAACTCAAATTGGAATCTATCCAATAACTAAAAAGCAAATGGCTTTTGATTTAGGATATTCTATTGAGTCTGTAAGTGCTCTATTACAAAGATTTGAAACATATCACAAACTAATAAAATATGATGTTGATTCAAGAGAACTTATATTATTGAAATGGGCTGAAAATAATCTAAATATTGGTGGAAAACCAGTGCAAGATTTAATAAAAAAGGAAATTGAGCAGGTTAAAAATAAAGATTTTTTAGCTTTAATGTATTCTAATTGTCCTGAGAATTCTTTAAAAAATTTCATAGAACTTTTAATTTATAAAAATAACGACTCGTATAACGAAACTGCTAACGAGTCGTCAGACGCATCATTAATAAATTTATCTAATTTTGAAAAAAACAAAAAAACTAATAATAGCAATAACTTTTACGAGTCGTCTAACACTCCGTTAAACGAGGCGGTGGCAATAAATAATAAAGAAGAAATAATAAATAATAATCATAATCATGATCATAATAATATAAATAATAATATTTATGATGATTTTGAAAAAATAAAAGAATGGTTCAAAAGAAATGAAATAGATTTTTCTAAGAAGCATGAAAATAAAATTATTGAGTTACTAAAAAATAATTCAATTGATTATATTTTAAATCTCTTCCAGGAGCAAATAGATATCCTAAAAAATAAAAAGGATGTTAAGAACATTGCAGCAGTTTTTTCAGCTCACTTGTTTAAAGGAACTTGTGAAGTAAATTTACAAGCTATTGAACAAAAAGAGCTTGAGCAAGAAAAAATAAAAAATGAACAAAGAAAGGAGTATAAAAGAAATGATAAAGCTATGGAAGTTTTTAAAAGTTTACCTACAGAGCAGCAGTTGAAAATTGAAGATGAAATTATAGAAGAATTTAAAAATCCTGCTCTCAGAGAAATTAAAAAAAATACAGAAGTAGTCTTTTATTTAATGATTTCTCAAAAAATAAAAGAAAAAATAACTGAATTAGGATTGCTAAGTGCCTAAAAGGAGAATAAATGGGAGAAACTATAAAAATAAATATGCCATTTGATAAATGGTGTAAATTACAAAAAGACTTTGAAAGAGTAAATGCTTCTCTTCCAGATGAAGAAAAATTAGACTTTGAAAAATATAAATTTTGCTCTAACTGGGGAAGATTATCATTTGATTTACATGGCATAGAAATAGGTGTATTTAAAAAATTAAGAGAACCAGAATTTTATAATCAAAAAGGAGATGTTAACAATGAAACTACACGGTAAATTCTACAGTATATCTACAGGAGGAGTTTATAAAGCTTTGAATGTTGATTTCAAGGAAAGAAAAATAAAAGGAACAAACCAAAAAACTTGTGAGCAAGAATTTAATTTTTCAGATGTTATTTGGCTAGAAAGTACAGGTATAAAAATTGATAAAAACTACATTTACACAGACGATTATGTGTTAGCTGTTAAGGATCATAATGTTATTGCTTGTGGAGTTGTAAAGAAAAGAGCAGATGGAAGTTATGCAATAGTTAATAAAAATCAAGGTATAGTAAATCCACTTTTACAGCTTCAGTTCGATGGAGCAAAATTAATAAACTTACAAAATCATAAAATATATTTTGCTAAAAAAAATCAAAAATAGGGGGATATTATGGGAGTCATACTAGTAAAAAACAATAAAGGTGGAGTTGGAAAAAGCTGGATAGCATTACAGTTAGCAGCATACAAAGCCTTTAACAATGAAAAAGTCTTAATATTAACATCAGACTCTCAGAATAATATTTTAAATTATTCTGGAATAAAAGTTGAAGATACTTCAAAAAAAGGGCTTGAAGATATGCTTGAAGGAAAGCCTTATAACTTAACTAAGTTAAGACCTAATTTATTTTTCTTACATCTTCAAGGTTATAAAGTTAAAGGGAATCTTGATGAAAAATTTAAGAAAAGAATTAACAGTTTAAAAGATGAATTTAAACATATCATCATAGATGGATCACCTGTCATGGACTTAGATTCTATCTTTGTTGATGTAGCTGAACACATTATTGTTCCAACTTTTTTAGATTCTGTCACTACAAGTTCTATTTTAAACTTACTTAAGAAAACTGATATTTCTAAAATTAGAGCTGTAATTCCAAATAGAGTAGGAAGAACAAGAATAGAAAAAAACTTCTACACTTTTTTAAAAGATACATTAACTCGTTCAGGAGTTTTCTTATCTATTCCAATTAATCATTCAGCAGTTATTTTAAAACTGCTTGAAAAAGGTACTCTACTTTGGGAAAGTAGATCAAAAAAATTAGATGATATAAAAGAAGTTTTTGTAAAAGTTTGGGGTGAGATAGATGATGAATGATGTGATGAAACAATTTGAAAATGCAATTTCTACTAATCAGTTAAGAAAATTTGATTTCAAAAGTTACGAAATATCTGACATTGATAAAGAAAAAGTTGAAGAACAAGAAGCAAAACTTTTAAACAGCTTTAGAAAATATAAAAACAATCTTTTTGAAATATGTAGTTCTTTAGCTGAAGTTGAAAAAATATTAAAAGCTTCTGGAAGTTTTATGGCTTGGTATGAAAGTGCAGGGCTTACTAAAGATATGGTTTCTGTATTTTTAAAACGTTGGAACCTATATAACTATTTCCCTAATTATAAAGATAAAATCTTCAGCTTATCAGATCAAGCTATAAAAATATTATCTCATAATTCAATAGGTTTTGATGATGTAAAAGCAGTTTTAATAACTGAAGCTTCAAAAGTTAAAGAGATAAAACAATTATTAGCTCCAGCAAGAGAAGAATTTAAAAATCATACTAGTGAACCTAGTGAACAAAAATATTTTAATTTTAATAAAATTAAAAAAATGGAAAAAAGAGTTAAAAAATTAAAAGATGAAGAAAAAGAAGAATATAAAAGAGAACTTACAGAATATGTAAAAAAATTACAACAACTAATGGAGGAACTATGAGTAATGAGAATCAAAATAATTTAATCAATAAAGAAGATTTAATAAAAAAAGCCAAAGAAACTATAGATTATAATAACTCTCTTGTGGAAGATGATGCAGCAGTCGCTATACTAGGGATTTCAAGGATTGTTAATTTAAAAAATGAAATAGAAGAACTTAAAGTTTTCATAAAGGTTTTTAATAGATTAGCTTAAAAAAGACTTTATTATTTTGCACTGCAAATGACTTGCTCGTGTTAACAAAGCCCTGGACAGTTTTATTTTACAGTAAGTTGTTTGTAGTGTCAATACATTTTAGGAGAATAAGATGGTAAAAATAAGAAAAATAGAAAATATAAAAGATAAATTTGGAATATTTAAAAAGAAAGTAAGCAGACCAATTTTATATAAAGAAATTTATGGAATAAATCAGTTAAGTGCTTGTAATAGAAATGGTTCATATTCAAGCTGGGACTTCACTGGAACAATAAATGAAGTTAATGAATATGAAAAGAGATGGTGTAGTAAAGGATCAAATGGTTTTGACTTTATAGGAGTAGAAGTTTTAAAAGGCTTTCAAGGTCAGTCAAAGTATTATGGTTGGATGTAAAGGAGAAATAATGTTACTAAACATAAAAAAAGTTGGAGAATATTTTTACTTAGTTAATGGGGAATATACTGCAAGTAGTTTTAATGAAGCTGTTGTAATAGCTTATGAAAATAAAGAAAAAATAAAAAATTTTGAAGTGGAATATGCGGAAACTACTTTTTGGAAAAAAATTAAAAATAAACTTAACTTTCCGTTTCTTTTATTGGAAAGCTGGATGTGATCTTATGGATATACTTAAATTAGCTTTAGCTGTTCTTATGGCTGAGAAAGGTGTTGTTAAAAATGAGAAAAGCGAAGAAAACAGAGAAGAGAGAAATCAAGATAAATGAAAAAAAAACGATAAAGGTTACTAAAAAACCAACTGATGAAAAATTAGAATCAGCATTACTTGCAACAATTATTCTTAATATCTCTAGAACTTGTACAAATCATAAAAGTGTATGGGATAAAGAATTAAAAGAAAATGATGGTATTATCCCATTCCAAAAATATATGGAAATATGTAAGGTTCGTGCTTCTGCAGATAAGATATATGAAAAATACTTTGAACCTACAGATGACGATATAGAAGATGATGTAAGAGGTAATTTCTTTTATACAGAAGTTATAGGAAAACAAGCAATGAAATGCCTTTCAGGTATAAATGAAACTCCAATTTTAACACCTGATGATGTTTCTCAAAAGCTTCCAGTAGGCTTTATGGGAACTCTGTGTTCATGGGCAAGAATGGTTAAAGATTTAGATACTGCAAAAATGAAAGGTGCTGCTAGAAGATTAGGAATAACTGAAAAAGAATTAAATAAAATCTTTAACTTTTCAGATAAATATATGGCATGGGTATATGAAGAAATATCATTTAAATAATTTTTAAGGAGAAAAATGAAAAAAATAGAATTAGTAAATAATCAATTAAATGTTAACTTAAAACCAAATGATAAAATATTGCTTCAGTCAAAATCAGGAATAGCTAAATTTGAATATATATCAAGAAAAAATGATGAACATCTTATAAAAAGAATAGAAGTAGAAAGAAAATACATCCTATATTTCACAGTTTCAAAGTTTTGGTTTGTAAAAAATGGAACTGCAACTTATTTACTAGGAGATGATTAAATTGCATAAAATAGTTGAAATTTACAGAGAATGTGGAAATTTTTATGAAGCTGTTCAAAAAAGTGGTTTACCTATTTTAGTTGCTCATAAAATTTTACTTACATCAGGATTATTAAAAATACAAGACAAAATTAAATATGGTGGTAGATCTACAAGACTTGGTGGAGAAGCTGAAGAGTATTTTCAAAAACTTGTACCTAAAGCAATTGATGCTAATAAATATTGGCAAAAGAATAATCCAGTTTTTGATTTCTGTTTAGATGGACTTTATATTGATGTTAAATATTCATCTATAAGAATGAGAAGTGGTAAAAAGTCATGGGGTTTTGATTGTAAAAATGGAGCTGATTTAATAGTTGGCTTCTTAGAGAGTGAACCTGGAGCAGGTTTAAAAAATCCTTATATAGTTATTTTTCATAATCAGTTTGTTCCTTTAAAAGGAAATTTAACTATAACAGAAGAAACACCTAGATTTAATGATTTTCAGGTGAAAAAAGAAGAAGTAAAAAATATAGTAGAAGAATATGCTGAGTTAAAAAAGATATTGGAGGAACAAAAATGAATGATAATTTAAATCTTTTTAGTGGACCTGATTTAAGTAAAAATATTATTGCAGAAGCTTCTGTTGATAATATAGTAAAAAAAATACAAAGTTTAGTTCATAAACAAAATTATGACGAAATATTTTTTGATTGGATAAGATGTATGTTTTATACTTATTCAAATACTTGTAATAAAGTAGGAGCAGAAGATAGGGAAGAAAAATATAAAAAAATAGTTGAAAAATATGGTAAAGGAATAATTGGTATATTCATTGACTGTAATGTGGAATTAATTAGACTTTTTGAAAAAAATATTGATGATTATTTAGGTAAGATTCATCATAAATTAGAAGTTCATAATAAAATGAAAGGTCAATTTTTTACACCTTTTCATTTATCAAAATTGTTAGCATATACAAGATTTGAAGAATTAAAAAAAGAATTAGATAGTGGAAAAAGCATTAAAATAACAGATTCAGCCTGTGGATCTGGTTGCTTAATACTAGGAATGTTAGCTGTCTTAAAAGAAAAAGGTATTAATTACCAAAATAAAATTTTTATAAGCTGCAGTGATTTGGATGAGAATGCCATTCAGATGGCTTATGTCCAATTAACTCTTGCTGGTGCTAAAGCTAGATGTAAAAATGAAGATGCTTTAACAGGCAAGTGTTTTGGAAGTTGGGATACTTTTAGTTACAGTATTAGTGGTGATACAAGTTTAGAATTTGAGGTTGATTATGGAAGATATAAAGAATAACATTATTAATCAAATTACTTTTGAAATAAATAGAAGCAATGATTTCAGTGTAGAAGATATTGAAAGAATAAAAAATATTATAATCATACAACTAAAAGATTATGATATTGTTTCAAAAAAATATGAAATAGTTGTTTCAGATAGAACTAATGCAGAACTTTGGAAAAAATTCTTTTTAACAAAGAAAGCTGAAAATCTAAGTGACAAAAGTTTATTATATTATAAAAATTCTCTTGAATTATTTTCTCTCTTTGTAAAAAAATCTTTTTTACAGGTTACTACAGATGATATTAGATTATATTTAGCTGTAGAAAGAGAAAAGAACCAGCAGAAAGCTGTTTCAATAGATAACATAAGAAGAATTTTAAATTCCTTCTTTTCATTTTTAAATGAAGAAGAATATATTTCTAATAACCCTGTTAAAAAAATTAAAAAAGTTAAAGGTCAAAAAACTGAAAAAACTGCTTTTACACAATTAGAGTTAGAAAAACTTAGAATGGCTTGTGAAAACTCCTTAGAAAAAGCAATAATGGAAGTTCTTATATCTAGTGCTATACGTGCAACAGAATTGGCCAATATAAAAATAAGAGACATTGATTTTGAAAAAAATGAAATAAAAATTATTAGAAAAGGTAATAAAGAAGGAGTTGCTTTCATGAGTACTATTGCAGCTCTTGCAATAAAAAAATATATAAATGAAAGAGGAAATTATAATACTCCTTATTTGTGGATTGCTGATGGACTTATGTATAAATGTTATAAAAACCAAATTCCAGGTAGCAAGATTGAGACTGAAGGATTAAGAAGAGTATTAAAATCAATTGCAACTAGAGCAAAAGTTGCAAATGTTCATCCTCATAGATTCAGAAGAACATTTGCAACAATGGCACTAAAGAAAGGAATGGACGTTGAAGAAATTCAACAAGTTTTAGGACATCAGAACATAAATACAACTATGATTTATGTTAATGTTGATAAATCTAGTGTAAAAGAAAAATATAAAAATATAGTTGGTGGTTAAAATGGAAACAATATCTTTAAAAAATGATACTTTTTTAAGAGATTACATAAAAAATAATCTCATGAAAAAACATAAAACATTAGGTCAGAGATTACAAATAGATGCTTCAGATATTAAAGAGTTACAAAAAGAATTGTTTTGTGAATTATTTGATAATTATGGAATTTATGAAATAGATAAGGTAGCTAATGAAATGGGTTATCCATACGATAGCATATTTATAAAAAAAATGCTTGAATGTGAAGCTGATAAAATTATTGAAGAAAGAAGAGATAAGGAGTTTGAACAACAATATATAATAGAACATTTGAAAGAAAAATCTTCTGTCTTAGCTAAAAAATTATTTCTTTCAATAGAAGAGGTAAGGAATGTTAAAAAGAAATTTTTAGAAAATTTAATTTTAACATATCCTTTATTACATTACTCTAAATTAGCTGAGAAAGTAAATTGTACTCATTCAAAATTTAGTAGAATATGTAGAGAATGTAGAATAAATTTAATTGGTGATATAAAAATAGCAAGAGATAATTCTGTAAATTTAATTGAATTAAAATTGAAAATACAAGAAGGTTTTACTTTTGATAGATTAAAAAAATATTTTGGTTTAGGAAATGATAGACTTAAAAGAATTTTAGAACAAAATAAATTAGAACTTTTAAATAAAAGAAAAGTACTTAGTGAAGAAGATAAAGAAAACATAGTTATAGATTATAACAATGGTGTTTCTATAGCCAAAATAATGGAAAAGTATCACACAAGTGAAAGTAGAATAAAAAAAATTTTAACTGCCAGATGTATTTTTGATAAAAAAAATTATGAATTAAATGATGCTGAAATAGAATTTTTAAAAGAGAATGCTCCTAATATGACATTGAAAGAACTATCAATGAAACTAGGGAGAAAAGGAAGTACATTAAGAACAATCCTGGGAATTTTAAAAATAAAGTATAAAGCAAGAAACTGTAAAGGTGAACTTTGGGAATGGAAAGGTTTTAATTGATAAGGAGAACTAAAAAATGAAAAATACATTAAATGATTTAAATAATTACTTATTTGCACAAATTGAAAGATTAGATGAAGAAGATATTAGTGAAGAAAAGTTACATACTGAAATTCTTAGAGCAAAAGCTATAGTTGGAGTTGCTACTGCGATTATAAATAATGCGGATGTTGCAATCCAAGCTATTAAAATAAAAGAAAGTGGAATCACTGAAAATATGAAATTACCTAAAATGTTAGAGGTATAAAATGAGAAGAAAATTTAAAACAATAGAGTTTGAATTCTTAAGAAGCTTCAAAGGTACTAAAAATAAAAATGAATTATTAGAATTATTTAATAATAATTTTGAAAAAATAACTTTAAATCAGTTAGAGCCTTTGCTTCACAGATACAAAATACCTTTTAAAAAATTACCTTCTTATACTTTTAAAAAAGGACACACTCCCTGGAATAAAGGTAAGAAAACAGGAATAAGACCTCCTAACCTTTTCAAAAAAGGAAATGTAACCTGGAATACAAGAAAGCTTTATTCAGAAAGAATTGATAGAGATGGTTATACCTATATAAAACTAATAAATAAAAAGAAATGGAAGTTAAAACATAGATGGATTTGGGAACAAAAATATGGAGAAATTCCAGTAGATCATGTAATAATTTTTGCTGATGGGAATAAAGAAAATTTTGATATAAAAAATTTGCTTCTGGTTTCCAGGAAAGAATTAGCTGTTTTAAATAAAAATAAGCTTATTAAAAATGATGCTGAATTAACAAATGTAGGATTAAATATAGCTAAAGTTAAAATTGCTATTTCAAAAAAAATAAATAAAAAGCAGGAGAAAAAAGATGATTAAATACAAAGGAACAATGGAAGTCCTTCAAGATAATTCAAAAAGAACAGTGAAGTTTGAAATAAATACAGAATATTTAATGACAGAAAATGAATTAGAAGAGTTTGAAAGAAACTTCAAAAATGATTTTATGAGAACACATAATGGAAAGATAGAAATATTAAATTTTTTTATAGGAGTTGATTAAATATGAATAGAGACATAAAATTTAGAGCTTGGGTAAAAGATAGAAAAGCAATATTTGAAGTTATTTTAATTGATTATGTAAGTAAAAAGATAACTTATTTACTTGAAAGAGTTGGACATTTGTTAAGTATAAGACACGAGAAATTTAATGATATTGAACTTATGCAATACTCAGGATTAACTGACATGATGGAAAAAGAAATTTATGAAGGAGATATTCTTTTTGAAAGTTTTGGAGAAAGATATTACAAAGTTGTTTTTGAAAATGGAAGTTTTAGAGCAGAATTTGAGGGAGAATTTGAAGAGCATTCTTTTGATTTAATTGATGTTGTCGCACAAGGTTGTAAAATAGTTGGAAATATTTATGAAAACCCCGAACTATTGAAGGTGATAGGATAAGTGGAAAATATTCAAAGAAAGATTTAGATGAAGCTATAATACATTGTCAAAACAAAATAAAAGAACTTGAATGTAAAGAAGAACATAGGAAATTATATTGTAAAACTTGTATAGAAAAAAGGAGTGATGGAAATGTGGAGGTGTAAAAAATGTGGTTGTAATATATTTTATCAGACTTTTAGAGGGATTTTTTCTATTCTAAAAGCAGATAAAAATCAAGAACCTATTGAAGCTGATAATAATATTTTAAAATATAGTAAATTTTATTGTGATAAATGTAAAAAGTCAGGTTGGACATTAGATGAAATAGCTGAATGGGTGGAAGAAGATGACAAAAATATATAAACTTGTAATATTTTTTCAAGAGAAAAAGACTTTAACAAGAGCTTTCATTGGCAAAGATTATGCTTGTATTAATGGAGAAAATACAAAATGTACAACAACAACTTACAATAAATGTTATGAAAAATATTTTATAGGTACAAGCAAAGAAAAATTATTACAGAAACTTGAAACATATAAAAAAAGAAATGCTTTCAGAGATTATATTTTAGAAAAGATAAAAATTGATGAATTAATAGAATTATAAGGAAGTGAAATAATGGAAATCAAAAAACCTGAAAATTTTAAAGATATATTAAAATTACAAGAAAATTTAGATAATAATATTAATAGTGTTAGAACTAGAACTTTTGAAGATATTCAAATGTCATTAATTGCTGAATGTGTTGAGTTTAATGAGGAGACTATGCTTTCTCATAAAACTTGGAAAGTTAAGCCTTACAATAAAGAAAAAGAATTAGAAGAACTAACTGATATTTATTTTTTCTTTGCTCAATTATTAAATTACCTTGATGATGAAAAAAATAAAGAATTAAAATATGTTATTTGTTATTCTTTTGATGAGCAATATATCAGCACATATGAACCACACCTTTTAAAATTTATTCATTATGTTTATACTGAAAAACTCGCAATAGCCATGGATGAATTGAATGCTATTACATATCAACATAATTACACAACACAAAATATCTTAGATTGTTATTGGGAAAAGTGGCAAAAAAATATGAAAAGAATAGGCAAAGAATGGAATTAGGTGATAAAAATGACAACACAAGAAATGAGAACATCATTAGAAAAAGAATTAGAGAAGCTTCCTTTTTTTATATCAACAAAAGATACAGCTGATTTTTTAGGAATTAGTAAAAGTAGTGTCTTAAAGAAGACTGAAACTGGAGAATTAAAATCTATAAGAAATGGAAGATTAATTAAAATACCAAAGGAATGCCTAATTGAATATGTATTAAATGCAATGTAAGAAAATAGCATATTGACATTTTTTAATAGTTGACCGATAATTCTTTATCGGTAGCTATTAAAAAAAGATGAAGGAGGAATCTTGTATACATCAAGCTACACTAGAAAAAGAGGTAAGTTTTACCATTTAGTTTTTGAATATATAAAAAATAAGAAAAAAACTGTAAAATCAAAGTCATCTAAAACTGATAATGAAGAATTAGCTGAAGAAATGTTAAAAGTTTTTGAAGAAGAATGTAGAAAGTTTTTTGGAATATCTGAAGATAAAAAAGTTGGCAGCAGGAAAAGCGTCTTTACAAAAGTGGACCAGGATGTAAACCTTTTTGATAAAGAAATTAGCTTCTGTAATTTCATTTTAGGATATGTAAAAATGAGATTTAAAACTATTGATGATGCTACATACTCATCTTATCTATCAAATACAAAGATATCTATATTACCTTACTTTTTTAAAGAAAATAAAAAATTAAAGGATATAAATACATTTGATATCCAGAAGTACTATTTTCATGAATTAAATGTAAGAGGAGTTTCTGCTAATACTGTTATTCATTATCATAATCTTTTAAGTTTAACATTTAAATATGCTCAAAAAATAGGAGTAATTAATATAAATCCTATGTTGAATGTTGAAAAACCTAAAAAGGTTAGGTATATTGCAAAAGTTTATAATCATGAACAAATAAAAGAAATGCTTGAAATCTTAAAAAGAGAAGATAAAGCATTGTACTTAGGAGTAGTTATAACTAGCTTCTTTGGTTTAAGAAGAAGTGAATTACTAGGTTTAAAGTGGTCAGCTATAAATTTTGCAGATAATACAATGAGTATTATTCATACTGTCACAGAGACTAACTTAAATGGTAAAAATGTTTTAATAAAAAAAGATAAGACAAAAAGTACAGCTGGTTTAAGAAGTTTTGTTTTACCTGGATCTATAAAAGAGATGCTTCTGGAGTTAAAAGAAGAGCAAAAAAGAAATAAAGAAAGACTAGGTAAAGGTTATTATAAAAAAGATGAAGAATATGTTTATGTTAATGAAGGTGGAGAGTTACACAAACCTAAGTTCTTGACTAATGGTTTTAGGAAGTTCTTAGCAAAACATAATTTAACACATATTAGGTTTCATGATTTAAGACATAGCTGTGCAACAATATTATGTGAAAGTAATGTAAATGTGAAAGACATTCAAATGTTCTTAGGACACAGCAGTGCTAAAACTACAATGGATATATATGTACATCAGATGAATAAGAGTAATTTATCAACAGTATCTATAATTAATGAAAAAATAGGTATCTGATAAACTTACTAAGTCAATCAAAATAAAAAAAGTTACCATTAAAACTAATGGTAACCCAGATATTTATGTATTTTGTTTGACTTTTGACCCTGTCAAAACCTGTCAAAATATTTTTTTGAGTACCGCTAATACTCAATAAATCAATGTTATATGGCGGTGAGAGAGGGATTTGA